CGTACCCGTACCCGGACCCGGCTTTGATCCAATCAGGGACTTGAGGTCGTTCGCCGCTCAGCGATTCCATGTGATTCCTCCCCGCGCGAGCCTAATTGCCTTATGACTCACGCCAAATTTTCTCGCGAGGCACGCGCTCGTCTCAGTGCTTGATCTGATTTCGGTCACTGCGGAGTACGTGAGTTTTGCAAGCGGGTTGGCCTCTCCACGCTTTACTCCGGCGCGGCCTTTCGCCGCCATGTCTCTCATGTTTTCCGTTCCAGTCCCTAGAAATAGATGAGATGGATTCACGCAGGCTGGCGTGTCGCACTTGTGCAGGACGTTGAGTCCGTCTGCAATTGGGCCTCTAAAGGTGACATAGGAGAGTCTGTGCGCTGCGCGCTCAGGACGATTTGGCCCAACACGACCATAACCCCACGAGTTCACAGAACCGCTCCATATCCAGCAGCCAGCGGGATTGCTTTTGGAATGCCTCGCAATAAAGGCAGCGTCCGAATACTTCGGAACTCCCTTGTCAGATCGTGGCGCACGCATAGGTCACTTACTCCAGGGGGCACTTTCCCAACGCTTCGCAGCTTCTTCCGTGACCTCCGCGACGCTCGTGATGTCACGGAGCTGCAAGTCAGCAGCGGGGCCGACCTTCGCCGAGCCGGTCGGACCGTGGCTCGCGAGCCCCAAGAAGCCCTTGTTGTCGGCAGACCAATAGATGCAGTTGCGGGCGGCGCGGAGCTGGATCGTCTCGCCGTCTGTGTGTGTCGCGTATCCGAAGAACACTCCCCGGTGAGAGGTCGTCACCAGCACGGCGCGTTCTTGCTTCTTTCCTCGATTCGGATGATTGACCAAGTGAAACTCCAATGCCCCAGAAAACCGCCGAGGCGCGCGTGTAAAAGTTCAAGTGAGGCGCTGTTCGTCCATAATCACTTACAGTCCCCCTCCAAATTCGCGCAGCCCGGCCTGCACTCCACGCTCTCGCAGATCGGGCACCAACCCTCGGGAACGAAGTAGGTACAGGGACAGTCCGCGATCCGGCATACCTCAGCGATGTGCTCGTGACCGCAGACGCAGGGAGACGACGTTACGGCGGCGTCAGCGCGTCCACATGCTCCAGTCCGCGCCGGTAAACTTTCATCGTCATACTGATATTGCTGTGACCTAACAGTCGGCGTGCAGCCTCGGGGGTGGGGCAGGAAGTAGCCGCCATCGCTCTCAGATCGCGAAACTGGAAACGCTCGTTGCCAAGTCGGCAGTAGCGGTTGATATGGCGTTGCCACACAGCGCGGAAGCCCTCGGAAGTGTAGGGTTGCCCGTTGCGCTTCGGCACAATGAACGCGCTCCCGTCGCACCCACCGCCCTTCAGCTGCCAGCACGCATCGAGCGCGGCCTCGAGCCGCGGCGTAATGCCGATGGCGAGCCGCTTGCCCGTCTTCGACTGCTGTAGGTGCAGCTCCATGCCGTGGATATCCGACCAGCGGAAGCCGATGACATCCCCTTGGCGCTGACCGGTGAGCAGGGCGAGCTCCATGGCGAGCGCGACGCGCTTCGATGCCATCGACTGGCAGCGGATGAATTCCTCGGGCGTCACTAGCCGGTCGCGCGGCGGATTCTTCGGGCGCTTCACATCCCGCAGGACGTTGCGCTCGAGCACATACCAATAGCTCACCGCCTGAGTGAACGCGGCCGACAGGACTGCGAGCGCGCGAACCCGGTGCGTGCGGCCCTTGCGCACGTCCAGGAACGGACCGAAGTCCTTCGGCTTCAGATGCTCGGCGGCGAGCGGGCCGAACCGGGCTTTCAGGTGCCGGATGTGCCGGCGGTAATCCGCGCGGGTGCGCGGTGCCAGCTGTTTGAGGCAGTCTTTCTCGTAGCGGTCGAGGATCTCGTTGACGGTTACCGGAGCCGTCTCGGGTGTGTAGGTGTCCATGCGCCGGGATTTCGGCGCAGCCGCGCTCATGCTGTCGATTCAGGGGTACAAAGCGCTCGGCGCTGTATGGCCGGCAGCAGCCGGCGCAGAGTTCTCGGCCGTCGACAAGACGCAGGCGAGTCGGCCAGCGGGAGCCGGCGCCGCGCTGCCCCTCCACGTTCGGGCATGGGCCGGTGTGCTCGGCGCCGCAGATGCCATCGCATTGACACCGGCCACCGGAGCGCTCCCGAATTGAAGCCCTCCGATATACAGTTGCAAGCTGTTGTTTGTATTCGCGCTCGTTGCTCTGTTTTGCTATGTATCCAGAAAGGCTAGAATCAGTGCAAGCGTTTGAATCTGGAGGCGAAAGTGCGAGTGTTGTTCGTCTGTCTGGGCAACAGATGCTCCCCGTGGAACACGGCCGCAAATGAGCATTCCTCCACTTCCCGCTCACTATTCGCTCACTATCGGACGGCCGTACAGTAGTCACTTTCAGCCCCCTAGGCTCACGCGAATCCACTCGCCGCGGCCGTCCTGATACATCTCGGTCGTCTTGGCGTTGCGGTGGCCGAGCAGCTCCTGCACGTTTACGCCGCCCTGCGCCTTGTAGAGCCGCGAGGACAGGCTGCGGATCTCGTGGAAGGTGGGCGGCTCTTTCCCCTCGAAGTCGAGCTTGAGTTCCGCCAGCGCGGCCGAGAACCGTCGGCTGATGGTGTCCTTCCAGATCGGTCGGCCAAGCGGGCTGTTCCCGCGGGATTCGGTCTGGTGCACAAGATGCTTGCTGAGCACACCGGTCGACCTGCACTGCTTCACCACGTCCTCAAGGCTCATCCCGAAAACGTCCAAGCGGAGCTCCAGCGGGATGGCGATTCGAGTCTTCGTCTTGCCCTGGACGACCCACCAGCCGCCGTCCCGTACATCCGCGAACGTCGCGCGGGCCACATCCTCCCGGCGCTGGCCGCTCACCAGAGCAAGGGCAATGGCGCTGCGCAACCAAGGTGCAGCCGTCCGGTGCACTGCGAGCAGTGTCTCGAGAGTGAGGCGGGCCCGCCGGACCTGCACCTTAGGTCCGTGCACATCCCGCACCGGGTTTTCATCGAGCCATCCCTGCACCGTCGCGACGCGGAAGCTCTCATGCAAGAAGCTACGCAGGGCTTGCGACGTGCGCTGCTGGCCGGCCTTGGCAACCTCGGCAAGCTTCTCAGTCACCTTGAGCGCGGTCAGCGCCTTGAGTTTCGTATCGCCTTCCAAGAGCGCCGTGGCGCGCGCGGCGAGGCTCTTGTAACTGCGTCTGGTATTCGGAGCGAGCTCGCGCTCGTCGAGCAACTCCTCGTAGCGGGCGAACCAGGCCGCAACGGTTCGCGGCTTGCCGTCGCTTGTGATGCGGTCTAGCAGGGTTTCCTTCTGGCCCAGCCCGGCGAGATGTAGGTTGGCCTGTATCGCCTGCGTGAATGCAGCCGCTCGATCTCGCCCGAGTCCGTACTCCTCGCCGGTCACCGGATGGCGCCAGCAGAAGTAGCCCTTGCGCTCGTACAGGTGGGCGGGCCAGCCGCGCTTGCCGCTACTGCGTCGACGTGGAGTCATGGAGAGCCCCCAGGATGGCCGATGCGTTGTAGTTTTCGATGTATCGCGCGTTTTCGGCCACATAGTACGTGCGGCCGTGCTTCTCCGGAATCGGAAAGATCCGACCGGCCTTACACCAGCGGCGAAGCGTGTAGATGCTGGGCGAGCGGCCGGCGTAGGTCGCATTCGCCCACTCTTCCAGCGTGACGAGCTTCCCGCGTTTCACCGGTACGCCTCGCAATAGCTGCCGCCATCGAGCCATGACCGGATAACCGGATGGAACCCGTGGAAATAGGTGCAGTCCGGATGCCAGTGCCCGTAGGCGGCATGGCCGAGTAGGAAACCAGCGCCGAATGCATTCAGGTGCCACAGGATGAAAGCGACTCGCTTCATGCAGTGCGCCTCGGGACGATCTTGGACAGCCGCTCGGGCCGCGGTTCACGCTCGCCGCGAATCAGGACAATCCCTTGCTCTAAGAGCCATACCTGCGTACGCATGACGCCTTCCAACAGGAACAGCCGGCGCTGCTCGTAGGTGAAAGCGTAGCTCGCCGCGCGGTTGTCGACGATGTCATGACAAGCCGAACAGCCGATGGCGCCTAGGAGGTCCGGCGCTTTCATCCCGCTCCCGGAAATGTCGATCATGCGCACGTGGCACCAGACCGAAGTCTCAGGACGGCCGTTGCAGATTGCTGCGATGCGAATCTGGCACGGCTGACCGTTGGCGAGTTTGGTCAGGTCGGTCACGACGCGAGCCTTTGCATCTCTTCGAGGACGAACCGGTCGCGGATCTGAGGCAGCGCGTAAGCGTTGATGGCCTGCAGGCACTTCTCGTAATGCGGAGCCCACTCATCCGCCGTCAAAGAACTGAAGTCCGTAGGCAGCGGCACGCGATAGGTAATGTCCGTCCCGTCGACATGGAACACCTTGCAGTGGCCCGTCAGGAACTTCAGGCCGACGTGCAAATCTTCGGGACACTCTACGGGCATCACGGCTTTCGGGTTCGCGGGGTCGATCTGGATTCCCGTGATGTGGTCCGCCACGCGCGAGACCATCAGCCAGTATCGACGGTGGAACTTTATGGACCGCGGGCGCAGCGGCTTGAACGGCGCCGCTTCGCCTTCATCGAGACGCCGGATAAAGCGAAGGCTCTCCTCGTCCGTATGAACGAGGGTATCGCCAATGCGACCGAACCAGAGTCGGCTCGCGCTCACGCGACTACCCTTAGCGGCTCGTCACGGAGCACCGCAAGATAGGTGTCCATCTCGCGCAGGAACAGATCGACCTCCGAGGCGAGCGCCTTGATGTACTCCTCATCGCGATACACGCGCTTGACGAACAGCGGCATGCGCGGCCAGTACGAACAGAAATCGACCCACTCGCGCTCGCAGACCCATAGCAGTCCCTGGCACTGTGCGACGTGTTCAGGAGGGAGCCTGTTCGCGAGCAACACTTCGGCCTGCAGGTGAGGGAGCTTCGACTTGGTCTCGAATACGCCGTTGTTCCCGACGAACGAGTCTGGCGAGGCGCCCTTGCGGCCGTTGCGCACGAAGCCGACCGGCGTCGGGTCCACGTCCATGCGGAAGGCATAGAGATTGCGGGCATCTGGCTCCATCGTGTGGCCGCGCTCCATATGCTCGTTGGAATAGTTCTCGCAAGGCTCGCCGGTCATGATTTCGCCGATGAGTTTCATCATGTAGGTCCTGCGTGTCTTGCCTTCGCCCTTCGCGCGTACCGCCGCGAAGTTGCTCGCCGTCGGAATCCCCAGCCGAGCGGCATACCACTCGGGCGAATTCTGCTCGACGCAGAAGACCTCAATCACGACTTCCCAGCCTTCGCAGCTTCCCGCGCCGCAGCAAGGCGCTTTACCTCGGCCACTGCGTAATCGTAGTTTTTCGCGAGAATCTCATCGAGTGATCGGACCTTGAAGTAGGCGAGCAGTTTGCCCATGTTGCCGCCGTGCTCCGTGATGAGCGCCTTCAGTTCGGCCGTCTGGTGCTCGCTGACGCGAGGCTCGGGCTCGCGGCCGTCATGGTCCGGCTCACCCGAGCGAAGGTTCAGCAACGCGCCAGCCGTGTACCGCTTGCCATACGAGACGCTCGACGCTACGGCCTGGACGGCATTCTTGGCGCCGGAGGTGTCAGCGGGAAGGTCCAGCGTTGTCTCCTCGCTGTGGCCTTCTGCATGCGTCAGAATGCCCGTCACGCGGATCTTGCCTTCCGGATTCCCAGTGCGGAACGAGAGCGAAAAACCTTCTCCGGCCAGAATCGGCGTGATCGCCGTGACGATGTCCTCCCACAGCGCGTAACGACTCTGCACGTTCCCGGCGTTGTTCTTGATCTCGCCACGCTCGTCCAGCATGGGAAGCTGCGGCTGGAGGCGGGCCAGTGCCGCGGCATAGGCTACCTTCGCGCGATTTGCCATGAGGCGCTCGTGCATCTGCATCAAACGCTCCATCTTGTCGATGTCGATGCTCGGGTCGCGCGCGGCGCGCTCGATCACCTGAATCAGTGCAGAGGCGTCCGAAACGACGGCGACCTCGTGGCGGTCACTCATCTTGCTCGTGTCGATCAGGTTCGCGTTCATTCAAACTCCTGGCAGGCGCCGCTGCGCGCCCGGTATGGTCTCGATCTGCGTCCTTACGTCCACCAGCCCACATCCAGACTCCGATTGCATTTCTCGCTGGGCGCGCCGAGGACGCCGGGCTTCCGTCGATTGATGCGCCGCCACAGAGAGCGCCGATCCCTGATGGCCGTTATCAGCATCGTCGCGGCGAAGACCGCGAGGCAGGCGATTGTCAGAATTTGCGGCCATGTGAGATCGCTCATACCGATTTGAGCTGGCCGAGCTGAGACAGTGACGGCGTCGCGTCGCCTCGAGCGGCGGCAGCCATCCACGCATCGGTCGCGGTCATGACATGTTGCGTTGCACGACGCAGCTCTTCGCGGGCTCGGACGAGCGTATCCCTTGCGCACTGCACGTCATCCCACAGGACCGACAGGGAAACCTCGCGCTCGCTTAGCATCTCGCAGTCGTCCTCAATCTCGCGGTGCAGCGCGAGATATTCGCCGGTACGGTTGCTGGCAGCGTTCACGTTGCGCTCCCGTTCTTCGCGTTCTCGACCTCGACGTTGGCCTTCGTGGCCGAGATCAGCTCATCGGGGCTCGCGAGTTCGCAGGTGAAGTACGAGTCCACGACGTGACGCAGCGCCTGCGGGCCATTCACGGCGCGCACAAGGCGCGTGACGTCGGCCTTGGCGGTCTGGGTGGACTTGACGAGGTAGATTCGAGTGACAGGTTCGGCCATTGCTCAAGACTCCCGTGGTGCGACGATGCAAAGTTTTGCATATCTGGGAGCGCAAAACAAGCAATATTTTGCACGCACGGAAATAAGGCGGTTGGCCGACCGCCGCCGGCTGAGATATTATCGGGGATTAGACAGTAGTCTTAAGACGGGCGGGGGCGGGGGGAAGCATCTCAGCCAAGGCATCTCGTACGGTGTCCGAGGCATGCAGGTAGCGTGCTACGACTTCCTGGACTTGGTCTCGATACTTCGGGTTGAGGATCAGCTGGGACGGGAAGTCAGGGAAAAGGAGCTGCCATGGTTCGATCTCGAATCCTTTCGCGGTCCGCTCTATCGTTCGCAGCGTCGCTGCATGAACGATCGCACCATCCTCGCCGTCCGCCGCCTCCGCCAGCATAGCCGCCAGAGTCCGTAGACTCACCCCGATTATCTTCGCGAACTCCTTCTGAGTGATCTTGCGCTCAGGGGAACTCTGAGCCTCTCGGAAGAGGGCGCGGATATTGTCGCGGAAGACCTGGACCGATTCCAGAGTCTCGGGGGACTGTTTGCGTGCTGGGAGCTTCTTGGAAGGCACCCGGCAATTGTCTGCATGTGCCTGATGCAAAGTCTTACTTGCAGAACCTGCAAAACTTTGCATATCATGGGGCATGGCGAATCTTCTCCGCGAAACCCGGCGGCTCATAGTTCAATCCAATCAGTCGATTGAGGAGATCGCGAGCGGCGCTTCTGTGGGGCGCCGTTGGCTCTACATGCTCTCAGCCGGAGAGAGCCCGAACGCCAGCGTCACTCTGGTGCAGCGCGTCCACGACTATCTCTCGGCCCGCAGTGTTCCGCGCCGCGCTTCCTCGCGCGTACTCGCCGCGAGTAAGGCCGAGTAATGCAGCAGTCCCAGTTGTGGCACGACAGCGTGTACGACGCCCTCGGCGCCGCCGTCGAGGCTGCGGGCGGCCGGAAGAAAGTCGCCGCGAAACTGTGGCCGGCGCTCGATTCGGACTCCGCTACCGCGCGCCTGCGCGGCGGGCTGAATCCCGAGCACGCGCAAAAGTTAGACCCTGCCGAACTTCTGATGATCGGTCGCCTTGCCCGTGACGGCGGCGACGATTCTCTGATGCAGTTTTTCGCCCGCGAATGGGGGTACGAAGTCGAGCCGCTGTCCGCACCGGAAGCGAAGAAGCGCGCGAAGAAGCAACGCGTCTCGGCACTACTCGCGGAGTTGTCCCGCCATCTAGACGACGAATAGCAGCGCAGCCGCCGATAGAGACGGCGCGCTTTCGGGGTGTCTGTCATGACGGAAAAACATTGGTCCGGCGAGCAGTGGGGGGATTGCCCACGCCGCCGGAAGACTGATCGCCACTCACGTCGAGTGAATTGGCAGGCCGCCGTCTACTGGCTCGCCATCATGGGCTTCGCGACCTACGGTGCATGGGAGTCGGCGATGAGGCTCTCCGGGCGGTGAGTGGCTGGATCAAGGTGGAGAAGGACCTCCGAGAAGACTTGCGCGTGAAACGAATCGCCCGCTTGCTCATCGAGCGCGGGGTTGTAACGCATGTGCGTTACAGCTCACAGATAGCTGTAACGCTGGTGCTCGGAGGACTCAACCAACTCTGGATGCACGCCGATACCTTCGCCCGCGATGACGACACGCTCGAGATGACTGTCGACGAGATAGACGAGCTCACCGGCATCGAGGGTTTCTCTCAACTCTTGCCGGCTGACTGGCTCGAGGTTCTCGACGCGCAGCGCGTAAAATTGCCAGGATTTCAAGACCATAACGGCACCAGAGCCAAGAAGAATGCGCTCACTGCGAAGCGTGTTAGCAAGCATCGTTCCAACCATTCTAACGACGCTGCGTTACAGCCGCCAGAAAAGCGTAACGCTGTTGCGTTACCAGACCAGACCAGACCAGACCAGAAGAGACCAGACCAAGAAGAGAGAGAGAGAGCACGCGCGGGCGGTGCGGAGGTTCCTCGTGGAACGGTCGTGGAGGCGGCTTTCAGCTCGCTGTTGGAGGATTGGCGCAGGGACGTGCCGGAAGCAAACCCAGAGGCGTTCGCAAAGTGGATCGTTCACGTCGAGCTGCAGGGACGACCCATGTCGCCAGCCATGCGTCTAGCGCAGGCGAGGCGGCTGGCAGGAAACGGTGACTTTGGAAATCAGTCTGAGGTCGTCGACTACTGCTGTGAGAACGGGTTCAAGGCGCTGATTCCGATTGGGGACGTCCGCGCTCGCACGCAAGGCATGCGCCGCGCCGTACACACGCCCGCGCCAACCACTGCAGAACTCGAGGCGAGAGAGGCGAATCGTGGAACCGGGTGACCGCACGGCATTCGACGGCATTCTGGCTGAGATTTTCGGTGCTATCGACAAACCGCTGAGTGAGTCCAAGCGCGATGCCTTCTGGAAGGGACTACAGCGCATGGGGATTGTCGAGCTTTCGCGGTGCCGCGATCACATTCTCGCTAAGCTCGAAACGGAGGAGCCGCCGAAGAGCTTCGGCGTCGCGCATGTGTGGGACGCCAAGCGCGCGCTGCGCGCGAAGGGCGCGCCGCAGCAGATTCGACAGCCTGACGAGCCAGAGGCGAATCCATGGGAACTCCAGGGAACACGTTTCCTCCAGGGATACCTGAATCGCAACCTGCAGGCCGACCCTATGCGCTACGGCCGGCCTGCGACGGCGGCGGGCATGGCTCGATTGAGCCGAGAGCGATTCCCACATGCCGACGCATCCGAGGACTTCGTACGCAATATCGAGCGTCTCGTCGCTGCGAAAAAGGCATGGGTTGCCGACATGATCGATCAGGGCGGGACCGGGCCAGTGGATGTCGATCTGCAGAAGTCAGTATGGCGCGATTACTTCGAACGCGCTGAGGCTGAGATTTCGCAAAGGATGGCCGCGTGAGCCAACTCGTCCAAGAACTCTGGCTGCAGTCGAAGCTGCGCGACGTCGGCGCTAAGGTGAACGCCTTCAGCGGCACGACGGACCCGAAGACTCGGCGCGAGCACTTCCGCGGCGTCATCCGAAACGGCGGCTACATGGAGCAGCCGAGTTCAGAGGGTGGTCCGACGTTCGCCGCTTTGTTCCGCGCGACATACGGGGAAGCGCTTTGAGCCTGAACCGCTACGCGCGCCGCCGCGACGAGACGGAGCCCGCAATTGTGGACGGGCTACGCAAGGTCGGATACCAGGTCCGTCAACAGGACTTCCCGGACTTGCTGACGCGGCACCGTAGCACCGGCCGCGTGGCATTGCTGGAAGTAAACGGCATCACGAAGAACCGCAAGCGAACGGCGGATCAGCTGGCATTCCTTAGCGACTGGCAGATTCCGATTGTGAACAACTTCGACGAGGCGCTGGCGGCCTTACAAAACGGGGGTCCATCTTGAAGCACGCAGAACTGGTGACGCTGGCGACAGCGCACGGCATCGACTTGACGCACGTCGGCGGCTCAGCAAGCAACGTGGACGGGATAGCCGCACCACGCCGGCTGACGGCGGCCGAGCGCAAGGCGCGGCGCGAGGAGCATCTCGGCCTGGACGTCCTGCCGACGGCATCGGGGCACGGCTCTAGAGTGCATCGGCGCGCGGCATGGAGCATGGCCGAGGTAGGGCAGGCGGCGTGCGGCATTCCGCGGATGCCGTGGCTTGCGACGCTGTTCTCGATTGCGGGGGATGCCAGCGGGTATCCGGAACTGCATCGCGGGCTCATGGTGGTGAGTCTAAAGCTCGCCACAGAGCAGAACTGGCCCATGATGGTGACGAAGCGCAGCGGGCACCGAGGCTATTACCAATCCGAGCTCGCCGCCTTGGTGTTGGATGCCGATTGTCACCGGCCGCTGTTCGCCACGGCGCCGGCCTTGTACGCGCTCTGCATCGACGTCGACGAGGATGTCTGGGAGCGGAACGTCTTTCACTGGTACATGGACGTGAAAGCCGAGTATGACCGCTGGCTTGGGGTGGCCAGGGGCATCATCCGCGGTTGGATCATGGAGGAGGACGAGGCTCCAGATCGTGCCGCCTGATGCCGCCGCGCAGGAGATTGAGCGGCTGCGCGAGCTTCTGCGCCGCGCGCTTCCAGATCTGAAGTGGGCGGAAACGGCTGCCGACCAGGAGTGGTCGGCGTGCCTCAGCGACGTCGATATCATTCGTGATATTGAAGCCGAACTTGCGCGCCAGCCTCTTGCATCCTCATCCGGCTGCGGTTAAATTCCGGTCGTCGCGGCAGAGCCCACGAGTGCTCTGCCGTATGACCTTACAACTTGCGCTGCGCGGCCAAAAAAACCGCGGTTCCTTCAGCGCTCTAGTTGCCTCTGCCGTGAACGCGCCTTCGCCATCCGCCCCCTCGGATGGCCTGCCGGCTTTTCGTCCGGCACCCGCCGTTAGCGCATTTGCGCGCGGCGTTCTTCTTTCGTTGGCCCGCATCGTCGGGGTTCTCTCGGGAGGACTCATGCTGGACCGACTCCGGATCGGCTGGCTGCTGATAGTGGCCGTCGCCTTATCTCTGCTCGACTGCTGGATTAGTGTGGCTCACGCGCAGACCACCCTCGTGCGCGTATGTCCGACGCAGCCGACCGCCGCAGGATTCGGCGCCTGCGTCAATTCGGTGTGGGCGCTCCCGGCGCCGGGCCTGATTGTCGACGTATTGCAAGCCGGTGGACTGGCGGACCTCTGGGAGTCGACGACGCTGCTCGCCGTCGGCGACCGCGTTTTCGCCTGTCAGGACCCTGCCGTGACGCCGGGGCCGTTCAAGACTTGCCCGACGCTACTCGCCGGCCAGACGAACAACTATCTGTCCGCCTCGAGCGTGAATTTTCTTGCGGCGACTACGGTTCCTGAAACGGTCACCTACCAAGCGGTGAACGAATACACGGACGACTTGCCGATTCCAGCAGGGATTGCGGTGACGTACGACTTTGAGCATCGCCTCTGCGGTCGGACGGTGTGGACGGTTCTGCAAGCCGCGCTTCCGGCACCCTCGGCCGTGACTCAGGCCGACCAGGAATGCCACGAGTATACGTTCGTGGCCATTGCAGCCGGCCAGCGCAGCCCCGAAGGGCCTGCAACGCAAATCGACTTGACGCCTTCGAAGATTCCGAAGGCGCCTCAACCCATTCCGCAGCCGGGCACCGTGAATTCGGTGACTCCATAGAGGTAACTTATGCGCCGCATCCTCATTGCACTCGCAGCGCTGCTCGCGAGCTCCATCGCTCTGGGCGCATCCGAGACAATCAACGTTGCGGCACCGACTCAGAACACGGACGGCACGACGATTCCAGCGAGCGGCGCGGGCTCGCTGGTCAGCTTCCGTGTCGAGTACGGCTCTTGTACCGGCGCCTCGCCGGTTCTGTTCGGTACGAAAATCGGTCAGATCATCGTCACCATGCCGGCCTCGAGCGGCGTGGTCTCGGGTCTCAACGCAGCGACGCACTACTGCTTCCGAGCGGCATGGACGAATACAGCCGGCAATGAGAGCGTTATGTCGACAGTGGTCGACGCCACGACGCCCGCAGCCGCCCCTGTGGTGCCCAACCCCGGCACCATCAACTCGGTGACGCCGACGGTGCAGGCGGCGGATACGAACGCCTACAAGCTGCGTCAGGTGCTCGGGGACTATAGCTTCGTGGCCTACGGGACCGTGCCGGCGGGCACTCCATGCAACCCAGCGCATAACAATGACGGCTACAGCGTGATCGACCGCGGCGCCGTCACTCTATTCTCGAAGTTCGATGTCCAACCGCTGATCGCCTACGCGCACTGCGGGAGCTAGCCGTGTCCGGCCTCGGCGAAGAATTGCGCGATATCGAAGCCGTGCGCGGCTTCATCGCGGATGCCATCCAACCGCTTTTTCTGGAGATAAAGTCCATGCTGCAGCAAGTCACCGACGTTCAGAATGCCGTCAACGCGCTCACCCCGCAAGTCACCTCGATCAAGGCGACAGCCGATGCACTGAAGTCGGGTCTGACGTCGGCATTGGCCGACAACGTTGCGAAGACTGCGCAGATCGTGACTCTGCAGGCGCAAGTCGCTGCCTTGCAGGCGCAGCTCGCAGCCGCGCAGGGCGGGGCGCTGGGAGCCGACGACTCAGCCGCGTTAACTGCGGCGACCCAGTCGTTGCAGTCGGCCACTCAGACGCTCTCCGACACTGCGACTGTGGACGCGCCCGGCAACTGATTCCCGTTTCACTCCCTCCACGCCCAGAAGACCCCGCCTCGAGCGGGGTTTTTCTTTTCAGGAGTCCGTTCGCATGAACTTTTCCGACTTCATCGAGAACATGCTCGTCGACAGTATGTTCCGTGGCGGCGCGTTGAACGCCTCCGGCGCCGTGAATTCCACGGCCGTCATCAAGGGCGTCTGGACGGCCACGACGGCATACGTGGCAGGCGATGTTGTCGCGCCGCATGCGAGCATGACCGGCGCGGGCGGGAAGTTCCTGCGTTGCACCACTGCGGGCACTACCGGTTCGACGAACACGCTCGCAGTTCCGAATCCTGGGGCGACGTTGACGGATGGCTCGGTAACATGGACTGCGGTCTCCGGCATGCCGACTCCGCTCGCGCTCTATGCAGCGCTGTTCGTCATCAACAAGGGTCTGCGCACGAACACGACGGCGTATACGTCGGGCGATGTCGTGAGTCTGACGGCGAATGGGGGAGCGGGCGGCGACACGCGCCAACATCTGTACCGCTGCACGACCTCTGGAACCACAGCCGGTTCACAGACCGGCTATCTCGGGGTGCCCGGCGAAGCCATCACGGACGGCACCGCAGTTTTCACGGAAATCGGACCTGTGTTCGATTCCAACACGGGCTTCCCCTCGGGTCTCACGGAAGTCTCAGGCGGTTCCTACGCTCGCGTGAAGATCAACGCTGGGGCCTACCCGGCGCTGACCGACTGGGCCGGTACGCAATCCGCCGGCTCGACGACAGCCTCGACGGGAAGTGGGGCGACTACATCGAACAACAACTCGATCACGTTCCCATCGCCGACGGGCAACTGGGCGACCGGTTCTGCGCAGCTGGGCGCGGTCGCGATCTATGACCAGCTCACGAGCGGGAATCTCTACGTCTGGGCACCGCTCACCGTTCCGAAGACGGTGAACGCCGGAGACGCTGCGCCGAGTTTTGCGGCGGCTGCATTTTCGATCCAACAGGACAATTGAATCGCTCTCTTCTGAGGTCAAGCCAACATGTCGAATAACTCATGGTATCAGGTGCTTGTGTCAGAGCAGGGCGTCGGCCCGGCCATCTCAAACACCACCACGCCGACCAGTGTCCTGCTCGGCCAGGCCAAGTACGTACTTGCGGCCAACTGGTTCGAGGCTGCAGGCAAGAAGCTGCGCGTCAAGGCGCACGGCAAGATTTCCACTGCCGCCTCAACCCCGGGCACACTCACGCTCGACATCCGTTTCGGCTCGACCGTCGTGTTCAACGGCGGCGCATCCGGCACGCTCGCAACCTCGGCCACGAATCTGACGTGGGACTTCGAGGCAGACCTGGTTGTGCAGGCGGTCGGTAGCGGCACGACAGCGACCGTTCTGGGCGTTGGGCGCTTGCTCACTGCCGCACTCTCGGCGACGACTCCGATCATGCTACTGCCTGTCAGCGCTCCGGCCGCCGGTTCCGGCTTCGATTCGACAACCTCGTTCGCAATCGACATGTTCGCGACCTGGTCTGCGGCGAGCGCCTCGAACAGCATTCAGGTCACTGACTACGAACTGGCGAGCCTGAACTAAGAGTCGCAATGCCTTGGGCGGGGTCAACATCTCTGGCGTTCCAAGCTGGCGACCAGACCCCGCCATCCGTTCCCAATAGCCTATCCGCGAACGCGGTCTCGTCCTCAGAGATCGATCTGACATGGTCGGCTTCGACGGATTCAGGTTCGGGTGTTGCGGGATATCGTGTCTACCGTAACGGCAGCCCGACGCCGATTGCGTTCACGTCATTCGCTTTCTATAACGATACGGGGCTCACGCCCTCGACGACGTACACCTACAAGGTATCCGCAGTCGACAACGCGACGAACGAATCAACGCAGTCGACGCAGACTCAAGCGACGACTCAGGCGGGTGGTGTCGCGGGAGATGCGGCGGATTGGGCGAAGCGTTCTACTATATCTGACGTTGTGTGGGCATATAACTTTGGTAGTGCCGCCGAGGTCAATCAATTCCGCTGGGAGAACGGTACCGGGAACGACCCCAACAACCTTCACAATTCGACTCTGCTCTTCGATAACACTGACGGTATTGGCGGGACCGGGTGTATGGTCTCGAGAATTCCCACGGGTGGAATCGCCAACGGAAATTGGAATAGACCGATGGCAGCGCTGCCTGCTGGAGCGCTGGGTAACGGCAAGGCGACGGCAGACCCTGCTGCATTTGGCACGGTAAAGCTTCGCTCTTACGATCCGACCAATTCCGCGCAGGATTTCAACTTCACGACTGGCTATTACGGCCCACTGAGCACGCAGGCCACGTATCCGACTTGGAAAGGTGATACGGCGCCGTGGGACGGCACTGAAATTTGGGTGCAGTTCCGCGCGAAAATCAGCGGATCGCGTTGGTCTAACGGCAACCCTAGCGGGAAGTTAGTCTTCATCGATGTCACAGGCGTCACGGGTTTTCAAGAGATCGTCGTTCAGTCGGAGAATCTCGACGGCGCGGCCGGTGGACAAAACTACTTCGGAACGAATCCGTTCCGGATGTATACCAGCCACGGCAGCGAGCCGAATTCACTTTTGACGGTTCCGCAGGGTACCGGATCTCAAGTTCAACCCGGCGGTCCCTATGCTGCGACGTGCCAAGTCGGATCTTTCCATGCTCCGAACGTGTGCTGGTGCTGGCCGCCGGATGAATGGGTCGTTGTGCTGATGCATCTTATTCCCGGCGAAGATGGGAACGACCAGTTCTACGGCGCTAATCCGGCGTCTCCGCTTTCGGCTTGGCCAAAGCACGACACTGTGCTTGAGGCGTGGGTGCAGCGTCCCGCGATTGGAGAGACCGACTATACGAAGGTCTATGAGGCCTTCAATGTTGCGCTCGACTACTGGACCAACGGTGGCGGAGCTTCAGGACTTCACCCCCCGGCCTTCAACAAGGTCGGCCCGACTGGCTACATGAATGACAATAGCGGCGTGGCGGTTCCAGCGGCCGTGGGCTGGGATCAGAAGTTCACCGAAATAATCATGTCCAAAGGTTGGCTTCCCCCGGTTGGAGTCACCGCGCCTGCGTTCTGGACCGCATGAACGACGGGACGTGGATCGAAATCGCTGCCGGGTCTGGCCGCACCGACTTGCCGATTGCGCAGCGCGGCGGGCGCATCACGGACGTTCTTCCCAGTCCCTTCCCGAGCACGCCGCTGGGCGGGGAGCACTCGAGCGCGATTACAGAATCCTGGGTCGGCGGAGCGGTCGACGTGCGACGCGCCGAATACATGATGATTGGAGGCGGCGGACACGCCGACTATCCAGGTAACGAGGGCTACGCGCTTTCGCTGCGCAACAGTACGCCCGCCTGGAGAAGGATTTCGGATCCTACGCCGAACGCTCGACTGGCCAATTACACCAATACTAACGGGGTACTGACCTACAGCGATGGCCGTCCGCGAGCGGACCACACGTCTGGCTTCCCTGTATGGCTCGACGGGAAGGTGTGGTTCGGCGCGCAGAGTGCGACGCCGGCCGGTGGAAATGCGCGCGCTGGCGTTTCGAGCTTTAACCGCGACGCCCTCGGGGCTGCGGCAAGCCCGATGCCGCATACGGACAATGGCGGCACGATTAATCCGTGGACATGCGTGGGACCGATTCCCGGCATGGATAATGCCGATTCCAACGGCTCTTACACGTTCGGCTGCGGTTGCGCAGACCCGTGGGGCCATTACACCTACAATTTCTCCGGCTTCGGTGCAGATCGCACGACGTTCTGGTATTGGCGCGTCAATACACTGGGTCCCAGCGCCGGTCAGATTGAAATGCTCGTCGCCAATGGCGGAAATCCTTTTGCGAACGCCATGTGGTGTGTCTGCGCTCACGATTTGCGCATCATCCTGGTCGGCGATGGCGCGAATCATCGCGTGCTCGTGCTAGATATCAGCGGCGCTGCCATGGCGACCTCGTTCCAGATCGTGAGCAGTTTCACGGGCACGCCCTATACGACCGGGCGTTGCAGCGGCGGGTATCTCCCGATTTCGAACGCGATCATTCTGGGCGATCCGCAGAATTTGGGCGGCACCCTCAAGAAGATCAAGATCCCGACGAAGATTTCGAACGGTCGTAAAGTGTACGACTCCGCCGGCACATTCCAATGCTCCGATGTCATAACTGGCGGCGTTACGCCTACGACCACCGCAGCCGATTCGGGCACATTCGGTAAGTTCAGACTCGTACCGGATATGGGCGACGGGCGCATGGCGTTTGTATTCGTTGGCGGTATCGATAGGTCCACCTTTCTCTACAAGATTCCTGCGGCTGGATTGTGAGTGCGCAATGGGAACTTCTGCGTTGATCTATGTCGGCTGGATTTCCGATCCGGCTTTCGTTTACAAAGGTGCCTGATGAACTGCGCTGAATGCGATGCGCCCTGCGGTGGGAAAGCCTGCCGGCACGAAGTGATCGACGCGAGCAACGTCGCGATGGCCCAAGCGGGGGCAATCGGAGGGTTCTATTTCCGACCGATGGAACTCCCATCGGGTGGCACGCACGAGGGCCACGCACACTGGATCGACCATGTGTCGATCGTGACGCGGGCGGCCTCGCCGCTGCGGATCGAATGGAGCAATCCTGACACGGGCGAGAGCGGCACGACGGACGTCTTCGAGCCCTGCAAGCTCTTGATCAAGGCGAACGTCTGGCACAAGTTCACAGCCATCGGCTCTCCTGCGAAGTGGGAGTGCGTGTTCGCTGAAGTCCACAACACGGGCGACAAACCGGTAAGGTTCCATCAGGAACGGCCGAGTGGCTGAGATTCTGTTCTGGGCGGCGGCCCAGCGGGATCTCGTTCCGGTCAGGAAGTCGGATTTCGTATGGACTGAGGGTGATGTGATTACGGTGCAACGCGATGGCTGGCCATGGGGCCGCATGGAGCTCTGCCATCCGCTCTGGCGCATCTGGCGTCTGAAGGGAATCTCTTCGGATGGCTTGCAAGATTTAGTCGAGGACGAAGTAAATAGAATAGGTGGCATGACATTCACTGTGCGCCAGCGCGTGCGCTACCTCGATCTGTCCAGCTCCCAGGCGCGAGCGCTCCTCGCTCGCGGGTACTTCTTGAATCTCGACGACCGGGATGTGAAACGCGTGTTGTCGTGGCGACGCATTAAGCAGGTATTGGTAGGACAAGTAGGATGACGACGACCGTAGTTCACAGCGTCGGGACTGCGAGCCGCGACTACTCCACTTGGACCGCATGGTACGCAGCAGCGCCGCTGAATCTCGTCACTGCGGATCAATTGTGGCGCGGCGAGGGATACAACGACGCCGAGTTCACCACGACATCGACACTGATCACGGTTTCGGGCTCTACTGTTACCGATGCCACGCGATATCTGCTGATGACCTCGGCCTCTGGACAGGGGTATCGGGACAATGCGGGGACGAGCGGGCCACTGCGATACGACGCGACGAAAGGTGTCGGATTACGATGGACTGCCGGATATGGGGCGATCATTTCAGACGCTCATGCTCTTGTCGTGGATGGTCTGCAAATTTCCTACGATGTCACTGTCGCGACGAATTACCCGCCCCCACTTTCAGGCATTCGTGCGCTGCATAACTGTTTGATAGAGAGCCGACAGACGAGCGGGAATTTCATCAATTTCCCTGGCGAGGTAGTCAACTGCCTCGTCTGCATGCGTGGTTCGACGTTCTCTGGAACAGCACTTCGCCCGACCAGCAATAGCCCTGGCGTCGATCACTTCATCGGCAACACGATTGTCAGGCCGAGCGATCTGGCGGCCGGCGGTACGGGCATCAGCGGCGGCGGGGACGGCTTCCCGGTCGTCTCCGACAACGCCGTCTTCGGCTTCACGACGCCGTTCGCTGGGACGATTGGAAGCTATCCCGCAGGGAGCGGGAACAATGCCTCAAGCGTGGCATCGGGAAGCATTCCGGGCTCGGCCAATCAGGCGAGCTTGACGTTCACCGCTCAGTTCCAGACGAGTACGGATGCGGCGCGCGACTGGCGGCCGACTTCCGGCGGAGCGCTGGTCAATAATGGAACTCGGCAGCAGACCTATACGAACGACGTCGACATCATGAATGTCGCGCGTTCGACATCGACCCCGACCATCGGAGCTCGCGAGTACGTCGCGCCTGTAGCGCCGGCTGCACAGGGACAAGGAGCCGGAATCAGTCCTAGCGTCGCGGCGGCGTTCTAAATGACCGACGGGCGTCGAGTTCTAGTCGGCCCAGGGAAGCTCCAGCGCACTCGGCTAGGTGTAGTCGGTACAGCGGCCCTGCTGGCTGCAGCAGCCTCGATTGTCACGGCGGCAACCGGAGCGCTTTCGACCGGAATCGCGCTCAGCGCGACGGCAGCGAGTTCGACGTCGGCCTCGGTTACGGCCGATATCACGCTCCCATCTGTGGGCCCAAAGGGCAGGCTGACGACCCTCGGTCCTCAGAAGCTCAGAGCGACGTTCGGCGGCGTCCTGCCTCCCGGGGCAGTCCTGGTATCGACGGCGTCCGTAAAGACTTCGGCCAGTGCGTCGATTATTACCGGGGCCAGCTTTGTCGTCGGCTCGAAGCCGCTCACGGGCCCCAGCCTCTCTGCGCCGTTCAATCCGGGTCAGTTTGCGAGCCGCGGGAGCACGCAAGCGCCGATTGCGGTCCTGCAAGCGGGAGCCCAGGCGCGAACTGTCGGCGCCGCCTCGCTCACGACCGGAATCCCGCTGACAGGCTCTGCCGGTGGGACGGCGAGCGCCGCGGCTTCAACCTCGACGAGTTTCGCCCTCGGAGCTGGCGCTTTCGGGCGCGTGACGGCAACGGGCGATCTGAGCAGCGGATTTGCGCTCAATTCGCTGGCATCGGCCAAGACTCTCGGACTGGCTGATCTCTCAAGCGGACTTCCGCTCGCTGCATCGGCATATGGGAACGTCATCGCCCAGGCGAATCCCGGTGCCGGCGCGGTGTTGTCGGCTCAGGCCATTTCGCTTATATATGCTGCCGCCGATCTCTCGACCGGCGGCAACCTCGCTGCAGCGTCCTACGCGAAGACGATTGCGCAAGCTGCGCTCTCGACTGGATTCAATCTCCTGTCGGATGCGTATAGCGGCGGTTTAGCGACGGCCGATTTGTCGATTGGATCGGGATTTGGCTCGAGTGGATACGGGAATGCGAGCGCTTCAGCGGATATCACGAACGCCGTAGTTCTGAGCGCAAACTCATACGGTGTGGCGAGTGTCACGGCGAGCTTCGCCAAATTCAAAGTCCCGAGAGGTCGAGTCATCCTCATCAGCGGCCCAGGACGCACGAAGAAGGTCTGATGCCTGTTCAATTGAGTTCACCGGAAGGCGTTGTTCGGTTCCAGTTCGACTGGTCGCCTGAGCTGCCCGAAGGCGTGACACTGCAGCGCGTCGACCATACGGTTCCCAGCCCGCTGACGCTCGTGGATCAGGACACCGATTCAGCTGGAGAACTCAGCACAGTGGGCGTGACTGGCGGTTACCACGGCTTCCTTGGCAACGTCACAGCATTGGCGACGCTCTCGGATGGCCAGATTATCCCTGGTTCATTCCCCATACGCATGTTCGCGGGTGGGTTGACATGAGCGACGCGCGCTACCACACCGCACGCTGGCGCCGTAAGCGTCAGCATCAGCTCACAGTCGAGCCGTGCTGCAGGATGTGTAAGGCGCGAGACATGATCGTCGCAGCCTCCGTAGCCGATCACGTCATCCCACACAGAGGGGATGAGACCCTGTTCTGGGAAGGCGAACTGCAGTCGCTGTGTGCCTCCTGCCATAGCAGCCACAAGCAGGCGCAGGAGCACGGGAAGCCAGTCGCTGGATGCTCGGCCGACGGTATCCCCTTTGCACGACGGGATAGGGGGAGTGAAGAACTTTTGCGCAGGGCCTCGGAAAC